CGGAGCGAATCCGAAAGTGTCTTTACAGACTCAGGGGACTCCCAAGTCAGGAGTCAAGAATTCACCCCGGTTCAACCCGGGGGGGGGGGGGCGGCCCTGGAGCCCCAACCCAACGTGGTGCCAGAAGGCTGGGCCTTTGGACGTGCTTTTTACGTCTACGGTCCGCGGAAAGTCACACCGATCGAGTTAATCGATGCGTGTGGCGGTTCGGTCTTCTTTAGAGTTTCCCCGACGGACGAAACCGATTCGTCGGGTGTGCTCTTGCTCTATATCGCTCTTGGGGATCCCAAGCGATTTAGAGGGCTGGCTGGCACCATTTATGAGGCGGAGCTGCTTGACGCGGCCTTTGACGAGGGGGCCCAGTCGTATCGTGATACGATTGGCAATCACAGCAAGGTGCGTGATACGCCCTACGTCAATGTGTACGTTAGAAGCGGCGACGTCTTTAAATTTAAAATTTTATCCCATGAGGGTGGATCTGACTACAAGTGGTACATCCCTCATTCGACCGATTCTAAACCCACTGGAGTGGAGGAGGTGGAGGACAACGGTGGTGGGGAACGCCACGCCGAAGACTACGCCATCCGTCTAGTGGATCAATTGCCGGATTTGCGGCGAGAGTTTACGGCTCTCGAGATGCAATTGTGCCTCTTCACTCAATTACTCCAGGCGGGTCGCCTCGAGATCGAGTGGACAGAGGATACGTACACGGAAGCTTTGACCTCCGCGTACGATATCCGTAGCCGAATGTATGTTATCGCCACTCGTGAGTGTCATATCATTCGTCGGCTGTTGGCACACGATCATGGCAATTTGTTTGATTTCGGGGCCCACATCCGGTTGGAAGAGGTCCTGGAGGATTGGGAGGATGGGGGGGTATGCTGGGAAGAACTGCGTGATGCTTTGGCCCACGCCGGCGAGGTCGCCGGCCTGGGTCTCTTCATCCCGTCGCAGGATTTCTCTAGCACGGATTCTGAGGAGGATGCTTTTTACATCCCCCACAGTTTCGACACAGCCCTTGTTTTGAACCAGACTATCGATTTTACCGAGGTAAATTTGGTTGAATTGATAGTGGGTTTTCAACGGGGCTTTCTCTGGATGGTCTGGTTCACCCTATGGGGGGTCGGGGAGTGGCTCGTGGCCACCTGCCTGCGTATGTGGGCGGGTTGGCCCGTGGTTTATGTCGTGGACATACTGATACTAATTGCGCAGTTTGCGCTTTGGTATTGTTGCCTTTATGTTGACTACATGGTAGCTAAAATGGTTTATACCGCGGTTCGCACTGTTATTGTGAAGGCGCGGGAAGGTCTTCTATCCGCTCTGGGTGGATTGTTGTCCTGGCTACTCGACAAGATCACGGCCCCTTTCCGATTTATTTCGAGCTTACCGCACAGGCTTGAAAACTTTATATTATACGATGAGGGTTTAAAGTTGACGATGACTCGGGACTTCTATGCGCCGGAGGCGGTTCTGAGCCGCTTCGCCGCGACTGAAGTCAAGGAGTTTCCGCGTTCAATGGTAACGTTGTGGTTGCGTACTGACGATGGTGCAACATTCCGCGGGTGCGGTGTGTTGATCCAAGCGCGCAAACGATTTTACGTACTGACGGCAGGACATGTTGTCCCCGCACGTGGCTTGCAGGCGCAAGTCCTTGTGGGGTGTCCTACGGAAGCACCCATTGCCTTAAAGCATTTCGATCCCCAGGTGGTCTTGTTTGACCCCGAGGCCGATTTGTTATGCTTTCAGGTACACCAGAAGATCGTTAACAATCTTGATTTAAGACCAGCGACCTACGAGGAGCCACATGTTGGAAAAGCAGTGCGGACGTATCTGCCTGCTGGGCCTGACAAATGGTTAACTTCGCGTGGGTTCACGGAGCCCCCCCCTAAGGGGGTGGATGGTTCCCCCTTGGCGGGTGTCATGGGATTTAATGCCGATTCTGATCACGGCTCCTCTGGAGGGGGGGTCTATTCGATTTGTGGCAAGAAATTCTATGGGATCATCCTGGGAGCTGGTCTGACTCGTCGTTGTAATGTTGCCCGCCTTTGTTCCTGGCTGGGCCACTCGGATCTGCCTAATTGGATGCAAGAGAATTACATTTCCTCATCGAGCTCCGAAGGGAGCTATGATAGGTACATGGCTGATGCTCAACACAAGTATGGCAAGACCGCTTGGTGGAACGCGGGGGACTTTGAAGCCGAGGAGAGCGAAGATCCATTCGTTCCCTTCCAAGACTGGGATGATGATGCTAATGATGGTTTGCGTGGTGGATACACCTGGGAGAATTCTTTAAACGATCCCGCGGTGGTTGCGTCCCGCGCCCAAAATACGCAGAGCAACTCTCAGCCGAAATCAAAGCAAAAGGGCAAGAAGAAGTTCAAGCAATCGCAAGAGGCTATTACGCCGGCTTCACAGACACCTGGAAAGGTCACTGTGGATCGGGCTGTCTGGGAGAGCTTGTTGGCTGCACGGAGCCGCCAGCGGGATATCCTCTCGGGCGAGGCTCGGGCGGATTCCTCCAAGTAGGGAAATTTGGAGGGGTCAAGCCCAAGCCCTCACCAACAAAGAAACGAAAACCCGTGGTGGACCAAATCGAGGGAGAATTCGCCGAGGAGGTGGCCAATTTTCAGTGGCCACGGCGGAATACTCAGGCTGTATTACAGAGTCTCGAGGTGCACGCGGATTTAGTTTCCGTTGGGGAGGCCCCGCCTGCTGGGGCCGTGTCGGCCGCGACCCAGCAGTTGTTGGCGCAATTGCCTGATTGTGCGTTAAGAGGCGATGCTAGTTTTGACGATTTGGTGGATAAAGTTGTTGATGCTTTGGCTGGGATTCGCAACCCCAAGGCCAACCCCGGTTATCCTTGGTGTATTGAATACACCCGGGCGGACGAGGTTTTGCAGAACGATGTTGTGTTGTTGGTATGCTGCGCTGTAACGCGGCTAATCGAACTTCGCGATGACGAGCTTACCTTGCCCCTGCTAGTGCGTGTGTTCATAAAGAATGAACCGCACTCGCAGCAGAAGATCGAGGAGGGCCGACGCCGGAACATCAAGAACTTTTCTTTGGACTATTTGCTCGTTCAATTGGTATTGTACGGGCAGCTTAGTGAGGTTCTGTTGGAACAGTTCCCGAAGCCAGGATGGTTCAATTGCCCAGGTATGGGTTTCATTGATGAGCACTTTATGTTTGTCGACGCCAAGGTTCGAAACCTGTCCCGGGGGGGCCAACCAGTGTCAACTGACGTTAAGGCCTGGGAGTACAGTGTTAGTTCCGGTGGGGGTTTCTTGACGGCTTTTGATCTCGTGTCCCAGATCCACATGCTCGCTCGGCGAGGGGGGGTGTGGAAAGGGATCTTAGAGCGGATCCATAGAATGGAGGCTAAACCCCTACTTTTGGCGCCTGACGGAACGGTGTTCATGTTCATGCTAGTTAACAATCTTGTGTGGAGCGGCCGATTTATGACCGCCCACGGCAACACTTTGATGCGTCGCTTTCTGGCCTGTGTGGTCCAGAGGGCCTGCGGGGGTCGAGGAGACGCCATCGCCATGGGCGATGATTGCGTTGAGACCCTGGTTGACCGCAGGAGGCAGTTGGAATGTTATGCCCGTTTTGGCTTTGCCATAAAGGCGTTCAATCCCAGTCCGGGCGCGTTTGAGTTTTGCTCTCACCTCTATGAGAATGGAGTGGGAAAGTTCCTGAACATTGCGAAATTGGTATTTCGCATGGTTCACCGTGAGTTCAACGTGAGTGAGTTCATGTGTGATGCGAACCTTCTACGACATAACCCCGTGGAGGAGAGGCGGATGGTTTTCGCCTACTTGTCTCGGGCGGGATGGTTTCCGGACCAGGCCGCTGGGACAGCCCGAGAAATTCTCGAAATTTAAAATTTTAAACCTCATGTCCAATGGGAAGAAAAGTAAATCTGAGCGAAGAGCTGAGGACGTTGTCCGAACTGCTGAGAAGGCACTACGGAAGGAGAAAGCCGCCTTCGGACTCAAAGGGAGAGCCTTTGGATACGAGGGAGGGTGGGACTCTGACCGTGGACTTTATGTGCGTCGCGCTAATGCGTTTGTGCAGTCTTCTCGCGCAAGACGCAAGATTGAGTTCAGGGGAAGCTCCCGCGGAGCTGCCCTCGAACGGGGAACCAACCCCTTTGTCAAATCTTGGGGCGGACAACGAGCGAACGGATTCGGCCAGTGGAACCCAAAGAAGGATACCATTGAGCCCTTCGACGAATTCATCGGCCTCATCAATGGAAACACAAGCACCACCGTGGAGATTGATTCGTTCCGGATCAATCCTGGTGACGCGATCACGTTCCCGCAATTGAGCGCGATGGCCAAGAATTACGAGCGATATAACTTCGCTCGGCTCGAATTTTACTTGACCCCACTTGTCACGGTCACCGCTTCGGCGGGCAAAATCATAATGACCTGTGATTTGGAGGGCATGGAAGAAGCTGACCCAGCCACCGCCGCCGAGATGGAGAATAACAGCATCCACTCGGACGGTATGCCGCATGAAACTTACGGTATTCAGGTGGCGGGGGTAATCCGACACCAGGAGAGTTGGTACATTCGAACTGGAATCGGGTACCCCCCGGGAGGCGACCCGCGCAACTATGATGCGGGCAAGCTGTTCGTGGGCGCGTATGCCAACGCTGCCACGTCGGCCCAAATGGAATTGCGCGTGCGCGGAATAGTCGAGCTCTATGATAAGATTCAGGAGCCGACTGGTGTGCCCAAGGCTTTGGAAGTCTCGGCGATACACATCACGCACGCGGGGCTGACCACCACAGTTTACGATTATGTGACGGCGGTGAGTCCCCAGGCGCAGGGTACTAACGCCGTGCCAACCTTCCTTGATTCCCAATGGGAGGTTGGTGCCACGTATTTCGTAGCGCCGCGGACAGGGAAGTACAGGCTGGATATCAGCGCGCAATTTAACAATTCCGCTGGAACCATGATCTCTTATAAATGGCGTCTGACCGTGTCAGGCGTTGTCATTAAGAATGCCGCTTGGACCTCTGGTTTGACCGGAAACATGGATGACCAAGTCTTATGCGATTTCGCGTTCTTTGAGGTCGCGGCTGGTGATCCAGTGTCGGTGGAGATCAACTCAACGTTCTCCTCTGGCAGCACTACTGTGCCTTATGGCCAGTTGGTGTTCACTTCCG